CCACTCTGTAGGAAGCTATCGGTTTGAGTTGTCGCTTCGATCAGATCACGTTGTTAACAAGAAAGCTCTTTATCTTTCTTTTCTACATCTTTTCCATTGATGTAGGTCGGACTATATCTTCAACCCAGAGGGTTGCAAGGCACTCGTGGAAGCATTACTTAGTTTCCTATCGGCTTCTAGTCTCTGAACCTTCCAGCTTGTGGACTGGCTTGGCTGCTGATTATCCTTTGATGGTGGACTTCCAGCAATTCACCTTGTTTCATTATGTTGTTACCAACATAAGCCCCAAAAATCTAGGGTGTAAACACCTCAGGAATAATTAAATCCGATCTTAATGTCGCCATTAGAATTTAATTAATATGTTTACCTTCGAGGCACAACCTCTGACATGGCACAACCACGTTGTCTATATACTAACCTGTAACTGCATTTTTGAGCATATTATATTTATTAATATCTGTTTTATATAATCTGGCTTGCTCAGTTAAATTAAAAGATTCCTTTGCAAAAGGATTCTTTTCACCAGCCGCAGTAACAAATTCTGTCTGCACTTTTGTTGTGGTTGCTCCACCGCCTTGTGGTCTTGGGTTTTTCTGTACCCATTGAGGCATTTGAGACATCGCCCATTCTTTTACTGGAGTTCTGTTGTAACCATCAACGACAACAACTGTGCCATCCGCTTCTCTAGATAGTTGATCCTTGCTAATGCGAGAAAGCACATATTGGGGATCATGCACCACATCAGCAAGGGCTGTTACTGCTGGTGCTTCAACTTCAAGCTGTCTTTGTCTTGATTCAAGTTCTTGTATCCTCTTGTTTTTTGCCTCTTCTGCATCACGATATTGTTGAGCCTGTTTAGCAATCGCTTCGTCATATCTGCCCTTTGCTTCAAGTTCTTCTTTTTCTTTCTGTTGTTTAAAAGCAATCAAAGCATCAACATCAACATCTGGCGGTACTGCTTTTGCTGCCTCCTTCGCTTTTTTATAGTCATCTAAAATTTCTCTGTTGCTTTTTCTTAATGCCTCAACTTCTGCCATAAGTGCTGCTGCATCAACAGATGGATTTGGCTTGATTGGTTCTTCTGCCATAGATAAAAATTAACAATTATTTACAATATTAACTCCACTTGGTTCTGTCTGCCCAAAAAGCTGCTGACATTTTGCCTTTTGCAATATTTTTTGCATGTCTTGCTTTGAAACTGCGTCTTTTTGCCTTATCTGCCTCTGATTCTCCTTTTCTTGGTGGTTTTGTCTTTGCTCCCTGCATACCAAACCTAATTAATTTTATTTTGTCACCTTCTTTCGCCAAGACAACATGAGACTTTGTTGGGTGTGATGGAGTTCTTTTTGGTTTATTAAAACCAGACAATCCAAATCTTTTTAGTCTCGGATCTTTGCTCATTTGCCTTTTCTTCTCATAGCCATGTTATGAGCCTGTGTAAAACTCATGCCCTCTCTCATTTTGCGTTTCATATACTCCATGTGAGCCTTTGTATGCCCATGTGTTTCTTGATGCTTCTTAAGAGTGTTCTTTTGTCTGGTTGTGAGTTTCACAGTTACCTCCTTTTGTTGTACTTAGTATAGATAGATGCGTCTGCTGTTCTTGCCTTATCTCCTCTCATATAACTATTGACCCTACCAAAAGACCAAGCCTGCATTGTCACATTTCTTGAACCACCAGATAAATATGCTCCCTGTCCTTTGCGATAAACCTCTGCAAGTTCACCATAAAAAAATCTTGTGCCGTCAGCCTTATCTTTAAGAGCTTTTTTTACGGCTTCGCTTAGTGGTTTTCTTCTTTTTCTTTGTGGTGACATTTTGAGCAACCCTTGATTTTTGTACGGCTTTTATATCAATAAACTCTCCTTTTCTGTATGCTTCAGCAGTCCTTTTTATCTCAGCCGCTTTTGCAGCCCTGTTCTTAGAACCAGACAAGTATTTTTTTGCAATACCTGTCTTTTTGTCTTTAGGAACTCGCCTTAGTTTCTTCCTTTTCACTTGTTACCTTTTTAGATTTTTTAGGAGTAGCTTTTGGTTCTTTCTTTTGCTCATCATAAGATTGAACTTTAAATTGGTATCCCATTACTTTTTACCTCCCTTCTTTTTCTTCTTTGACTTTGGTTTCATGGTAGAACCATACCCAACACCTTTAGGCATAACAATAAAAGTAGCTGCCTTTATATTACTTCCTTTTACGTTTTTTAGCACTTGATAATGCTATGGCTTGTGCTTGTTTTAATGTTTTACCTTCCTTCATCAACAAACGAATATTTGAGGAAATTACTTTTTGAGACTTACCTTTTTTTAGTGGCATAATTTTTTATGTATATAATCTTTTTAAATCATCTAAGGTTCTTTCGCTACCATCATTTCTTATTAATTTTCTGATAGCCGCTTGTCCTGATCCCTCTTTTTTAGCAATTCTTTTAAAAAATCTTACTTTTTGTTCACTCCCTAAAGTTTTTAATTGCAACTTTTTATCTTGTTTCAATAACCAATCACCGTAAGCTGTCCCCTGCGGTACTCTCCCTGTTGCTGATGGTCTGGAAACAACCTTGCCTACTGGTGGCTTTTCCAAGCTTGGATATTTCTTTTGCAATCCATCAAAGTCCACAATAGGAACAGTAGTAGATCGACAATTAAAGTGCTGTGGTGGTGTTGGGCCTTTGTTATATGCAAACTTCTGTCCATCAAGCCTTCTACAAATAGGACTGGTTCTACTGTCTAGCGTTGCGACATATTCATATTTAGGTGCAACTTTACTATTTGCCGCATAGACAGCCTGTGACGCCTGATTCTGCACTTGATTAACAGATGTTCTTACTATCGTTTGTATTTGATTATTAGCTAATTTTGTAAGCTCTCCACCTGATTGTGCAAGTTGTTTTACTGATAAAGGGCCAAAGTCTGAAAATTCTAATTTTCCTATCATTCTTCTAGCAATCTGCTGCGTTGTTTCACCAGAAAACACTCCTGATCTTATAGCCAAAGCAAGTCTTTCTTGTGATTTAGTAGCTATTCCTCGAAATGCTTTATTAACAGTTTCACCATTAGGCAAGGTAATAGATGCTCCTTGTGTTGATGTAAGGTCAAATTTACCTGACCCAAACTTAATAAAATCGTCCTCTCTGAATTTTGTATTTGTAAATATATTTACTTGTGTTGGATCAGTCATTATTACTGACTCTGCATATTTTGGACTAACAGCAACAGAATTAATCGGAATATTCCCAGATTTTACGACTTTTTTTAATTCATTCTCTACAAACTCTGTCTGTAAAACAGTTACCCCTTGTAGTTCTTTTTTAAAATCCCTTGCAGTTGCACTAGACCATTTATTTAAACTGTCTTTTGATTGTTTTATTATTGCTCTTAATCTTTTTCTAGTCTGTGGTGCTATTAGAACTGTCTCCCCTGCAGCTTGTTGTCTGAAATCTATTTTTTTTAATTGATTAGCAGCGTTTAATATTATTTCGTTGTAAGTTATGGCATATTTTTTTGCAACAGCATTACTATACCTGTTTAAATCAATAGTCTCTCTGAAAAAGGCTTCTGGAGTACTCATTCATCAAGCCGCCTCTTCTGTCTCTTCGTCATCATCATCTGTAGCTGGTTCTTCTGGTGGCTCTACTTCTACCAACCCTCCGCTTTGTGTGCTTTCCATTTCTTCCTCAATATCAAAGTCATCACCAAGAATCTCTCCAGCAGATAATTGGTTTAGAAGTGTCTCTTGTGAAATAGTGCCAGCAGTAAACAAGGTTAATAGACTTGTTATCTCTTGAGGCTCAAGCCTTGTAGAAACAAAGTCTCTATTTACAAAACTACTTCCAGCATTAGATTCATTAAGATATTCACTATGAAACTTAAGGCAGTTATCAATTAAATCTTGCATCTGTTGAGCAATAACCATCATTGTGCTGTCATTCTGTGATCTATCTATTCTCTTAGCTTCTGCTGATTCTCCTACCAATTTTTGACCAAGAACCGCAGCTAGTGACAATGTATTTATCTGCTCTTTCAGATCACCAAGCCTTTGAAACTGGCTGTCATAACTATCACCTGATGGGCTTACATATTCAAGTCTTGATTCTGGTGGCAAGGCCAAAGCTTCACTTGGGCCTGTTGTTATCTCATCTGCATTTGGATAACCAAATACTGCAAGTAAAGGCACAGAACTAATATGTAAGATATTATCCAAGTCTGATTGAATTTGATAATGTTTGAGATTTAACTCTGCTATGTCATACAAAGGGCTGCGGCTTTCGTAGTATCCAACTCTATTTGAATAAGCTATTGCAAAAGGAATCTTATCCTTAAGGCTCATTTCACCTTCATCAAATAATTTATATTCACTATTCTTTTTATCTTTTCTATGAATTTCATAACGACCACGCTCTAAAACTCTTATCTGTTTTACTTGCTTTTCTCCATACTTTCCATCAGGTTCTACAACATTTTCCAACAACCTTAACTGCGTGAGTTGTCTTGCACCATCTATAATTTCACTTCTCCACCCAAGAATATTTCTAGGACTATAAGTCACCCAGTATGGCCTAGTCTTATCACCTTCTTTTGGTGCATCTACAAGCACGCCACAATGCCCGAACGAAATCGCTGTTCTGGCTGTTTCATATAGCCAAACATTTAGATCATTCCCTTCTAGGTCTACGTCAAAAAGCTGCTCCCTGACTAAATCAGAAACATTATCAAGCCTTACAGGTTTTCTTGTTATCATGCCAGCCAGCATTTTCTCGATTCGTTGCAAGTAAGGAACAACAGTAGATCTTGACAAGCGAACGTCATATGAATCATCAGTTTCACGAGCCTCTTGCGGCAAATATTTTCTATGTTCACTCCTGATTTTATAAGTCCCTTCTTTTAGATCTGTTATCAAATCCCAAAACTGTGCCATGCGTTGATATGCCGCATTTGGTGATTCAACTGTTGAGACAGCCTGTGTTATAGGTTGGTTGTAAATATT